GACGTAATGTTGGATTATATTATCAAAAACGGAGGATGATAATTTGAGTGTGCAAGCAGTATTTTTAAAAACCATCCAAACAATAGGCATCCCTGTCGTAAGACAAGGAACCTACAATCAAACAGAGGAGTTTCCTGCTGTTTTTTTTACATTTTGGCATAATGGCAGTTACTCGCAAAGTAAATACAACAACACAAGGGCACAATTTGTGCACGAATATGATTTAAACGTATACGCCAAAAAATCAATCGAAGCTTTTACAAAACTAGAATTGGCAATTGTTAAGTTAAAAGAGGTAGGATTTTTAATTGATGGGTGTGGTTATGACGTACCAAGCGATCACGCAGAATATATCGGACGTGGCGTTGTCGTACGATTTTTAGAAAATGGAGGAGAAATAAATGATAAATGAAAAAATAAGAGAATTTCGTGGTGTAGAAGGGTTAGTGGCAGCAGAAGTCATAATAGATAATGCGGAAACGTACGAAACAGGCGATGTCTTTGATGTAGCAGCAGCGGCAGAAATATCTAAAGATGTCGAGACATCTACAGATGCAAAATATTATAACAATATTGCAGCAATCGTTATCGAGTCTGAGGGGGCAGACACAATAAATATTGAAGCATCAGTCTTATCGTTAGAAGTATTGTCAAGGTTGACTGGTAAAGTGTACAACAAAAAAATAGGAGCCTTTATTGATACGCAAAGAGAGTCAAAATACTTTGCGATTGGGTATAAAACCAATGCTACAGATGGCACAAGCCGATATGTTTGGCGACACAAAGGGAGTTTTGAAATCCCTGCTGAATCATCGTCTACCATGAATGCTGGTACAGACTCTAGCGGTCAATCTTTAACGTTTACAGGGATTTCTACAGCACATGCATTTGCAGGTGCGGATAACAAACCTGCAAAAGGAATTGTGATAGAGGATAGTAACACCAATGTTGACTTAACAGACTTTTTTAAAAAAGCCCAAACAGCAGATACATTAAAAATCCCAGAAGATACAGAATCAGATACACAGCTGCGTACGGGCACTGTAAAACCAAGAACAAGAGCAGGTGATCAATAATGGAATTACAGCTTAAAGTATATTTCGCAGAGGAAAAAAACGGTACCACTACAAGAAAAGTGAAAAAAACATATAAGGCAGATACTTTGTTTTTGTCTTTTGGGGTGCTGGAAGATGTATTTAATGTATTGGCGGAAGTGGAAACAAAAGCTGAGCTTACGCAAACCCAATTAGGCTTAATAGTAATAAAAAATCGTAGTATTTTAAAAACTGTCATTAAAGATATATTTGTTGGTATTAGCGACGAGGAAATTAATGCAACCAATACTTTTGATTTTATTAATTTATTTAAAGATGTCTATCTTGGTTGTCTGGAATTATTATCCAATGTACAAACGGAAAAAAACTAGGTGAGGGTGAGGAATTAGAACCCCTCACCCTTTATGAAACCCTAGTCGATATGGAATGTAATTTGTGCGAAGTATTTACTGGTTTGGATCCTTTGAGCGTAAGAAAAGAACGAGCAATTGAAGTGCTTAAACTTTTTGAGCGTACGCATAGCCGTTTTGTTAGACAAACAAAAATAAAAAACGGTGGAAAAGAAACTTTTGTGAAAAATGGGCTCACCTATCGTCCGGCTGGTGATAATTGGTTTTAAGAAAGGGGTAAAATATGAGTCGTGGAGATGATATAACTACAAAGTTTAAGTTTGACATCAGCGAATTAAAATCAGGAATCACAGAATCCAATAGATTGATTCGACTGCTTAATTCGGAGTTTAAACTGGCAACGTCTGGCATGGAGCAATGGGCATCATCGACAGAGGGGTTAAACGCTAAGTTAAAACAGCTTAACTCGGTAAAAGTAGAGCAAACTAAAAAACTAGATAACTATAAAAAGCAATTACAGCTGGCGCAAAAAGCGGAAACGGAAAGTAAAACAAAAGTTGACGAATTACGAAAGAAATATCAAGAAGCCGTAGTACAATACGGCGAAAACTCTAAAGAGGCAAAAGCGTATGCTGCACAGTTAAAATTAGCCGAAAAAGAGCATCAATCGAATGCGAAGGCATCCGAAGAATTACAAATCAAATTAAACAATCAACAAGGTGTCGTAAACAAAACGACAGCAGAAATTGAAAAATATGAAAAAAGTTTAGCAGAAGTAGAAACAGAATCTGCAAAATTAAATGAAACGGTTGAATCACAAGAAAAACAATTAAAAGAATTGCAAGACCAATATAAAAATCTGGTCTTAGAACAAAAAGAAGGAACAGATGAAGCAAAATCATTAAAAGAAGAAATTGTAACTTTGTCATCCGAATTGCAAACTAACAAAGCCAAACTGGACGAGGCGGAAAAAGCCACTAGCAATTTAAGTGCGGCTTTTGAAGAAAGCAATGAAAATGCAGGTCAATTAAATGATGGATTTACCGTCCTTGGAGGCACAATTGCTAATGTATTAGGTGCTGCCATCATTAGTGTAACTAAAAAAATAAAAGATGGTGTAAAAGAATGGACACAGGCAGGCATTGATTTTGAAAGCTCCATAACGACTGTCAAAAAAGTAACCGAAGGAACAGAAGAAGAACTACAAAAGGTTGCAGATGGTATTCGTTCAACCGCCTTGGAATTTCCCGTCCTTACGGGAGAATTATCAGAGTTAGCTGCTGCAGGTGGACGACTCGGTATACATGCTAAAGATGTAAACGAATTTGCAGAGACCGTAGCACACTTAGGTAATGTATCCGACTTTGCAGGTGATGCAGCCGCCACTATGATGGCACGTTTTGAAAACGTAACCGATATGGGGCAGGACAAATTTAGCAATTTGGGATCAACCATTGTTGCGCTTGGAAATAACTCGGCAGCTACTGAAAAAGAGATTATGAATCTAGGAATGAATATTGCTGCCGCAGGAAGCCAAGTTGGTATGTCAGAGGGAGATATACTAGGTTTTGCAGCTGCTTTAAGCTCCGTTGGGTTAGAGGCGGCAGGCGGTGGTACTGCATTTAGTAGAATGTTAGTAGATATCCAATTAGCAACAGAGACTGGCGGCAAAGAATTAGACAACTTTGCAAAAGTAGCTGGTATGTCGGCGCGAGAATTTAAAAGGGCATTTCAGGAGGACGCGGCAGGTGCTATGATGGCGTTTATAAGCGGACTAGCCAACGCCGAAGACCAAGGTATTAGTACAATTGCTATGTTAGATAGTTTGGGTGTTAACCAAGTACAGATGCGTGATACATTTTTACGTGCGGCTAACGCGAGTGATTTGATGAACGATTCGGTCGCTCGAGGAAACGAAGCTTTTGAAAAAAACACCGAGCTCATGTATGTGGCTAACCAGCGTTATAGCACTACTGAATCCCAAATACAAGTCATGAAAAATGGTGTACATGACTTAGCTATTGGATTTTCCAACGCATTAATCCCGAGCATACAAGACGTAGTTGTGGAATTTACTGCTTGGGCGAATAACAATGAAGGCGAAAAGGCAATACAAAATATTGCTGAAGCCACAGCTGTTTTGATTAAAATTTTTGGTGCTATGGCTAAGTTTGTAGCATCCAATGCCAAACTTATTACTGGTGCTATTGCTGGTATGGTGGCAGGTTGGACAACCTATAATGCCATTATTAAAACAAGTACTGCCATTAGCAAAAGCTATCAATTGGTTGCCAGTTTATTTCCTGGCATTTTTGCTAAAAAAACAGCGGCAGTTAATGCTGCAACAGTTGCCCAAAAGGGGTTAAATACAGCGCAAGCCATGAGTCCAGCGGGTGCCTTGGCGCTTGTTGTTAGTGGATTAGTTACAGCTCTTACCGCTTTGGTGGTATGGACTAACAAATCATCAGCTGCTGCAAATGAGGAGATTGCAAAACAAAAACAATTAACTGCAGCCGTAGAAGAAAGTATTGAAAAAAGAAAAAAAGCAGTAGAAGCGAGAGAAGAAGCGGTTGCTGCAGGCTTTAGCGAAATGGAACATATCCGAAAATTAAAGGTAGAATTAGACCAATTGGCACGTGCTGAAGGAGAATTAACCGAAGCACAAAGAAATAGAGCAAATTTTATCATTACCGAATTAAACACGGCTTTAGGGACTGAGATTGAGTTTAATGACATTTTAAACGGATCTTATTTGGAGCAGTCTTTAAACATCAATCATTTAATCCACAAGAAAAAAAACATGATATTAATGGAGCAATTGGAAATCGGCTACCGCGAAGCCATCATGAACAAAGACAGAGAAATGCAAGAACTAACGCAATTGGGAATGCAATTGCAAAAAGAAGAGTTAGAACTTGCAGAGCTCAAGGCTACTAAAACGGAAGGATTTTCGGACGCGAAAAAAGCACAACTACACGGTGAAATAGCTACATTAGAAACAAACGTAGCAGAAACACAAAGGTTATACGATGAAAAAAACGGCGTAGTAGAAGGATATTTTAATGATATTACAATGTATGAAACAGGTGCAGTTTTAGCAGCATCTGATAATGCTGATGATTGGTATAAATTAAACGATATGGTTGCTAACTCACACAGGGTAAAAACTGATGATGTTGTCGGAGACTTAAAACGTCAATTAGACGAAACTGATCAAACCATGGAGTGGTTATGGCAAATGTA